AACACTGGCTACAAATATAAATACTGGGAATGGTGGATTTGGATCCCAATCAAGCATTGGTGATAGAATTGGAAATTCTGGAATAATCATAGTGAGGTATCAGTAATGGCACATTTTGCAGAAGTAGATGAAAATAATATTGTTTTAAGAGTCCTTGTTGTCCCAGATGAAGAAGAAAATAGGGGTCAAGAATACCTTGCAGATGATTGTGGATTGGGTGGCACATGGATACAAACATCTTATAGCTCTCGTATTCGTAAAAGATACGCAGGAGTTGGATATAAATATGATGAAAATCTAGATGCATTTATAAAGCCTAAGCCATATGATTCATGGATATTTGATGAAAATTCAGCAGATTGGAAATCTCCAACACCAAAACCTGATGCTGGAATTGATTGGTATTGGGATGAGGATTCAAAAGCATGGCTACTATCATAGTAGAAGGATTTCCTCGTTCTGGAACTACATTTTTATATGATCTTATTAGATTAGGATTTCCTAATTGCGAAGTAATTTATTCAGAACATACAGCATCTAAGTTAGACCTAGATAATGTTATAGTAGTAATTCGTGATCCATATAAATCTATTTTTAGTTGGAAAAATTATATAGGTAAAGATGAAAATGTTTCCGATATAGCAAAATGGTATGTAAGGTATCATACAAAAGTTTTAGATAATATTGATGGATTGACTGTTATTGATTTTAACGAAATGATAACGGACCCAGTAAGAGTGCTTGAAAATGTTTCTAATAAAATGAATATTGATTATCAATTAGTTGATATTGATTCTATAAGAAAAAATGAAACAGGATTCGACTACACATCCTTTGTCACTAAAGACACAAAAGAAGCTTATCAAATATATAAGCAGATTATAAAAAGAATATAGGTTAAAATGATTATACAAATTATCGGTCTACCTGGAAGCGGGAAGACAACATTGGCTACCGCCCTAAAAGAACGCATCAATGCAACTCATTTAAATGCAGACTATGTTCGTGCAACAATTAACTCTGATCTAGGATTTGCTATTGAAGATAGAATTGAACATGCTCGTCGTTTAGGCGAAATGGCACGAATGTTGAGCGGACAAGGACATACAGTAATTGTAGATTTCATTTGTCCAACAAGCCTAACTCGTGCAGCATTTGGTAAGCCAGATATTTTAGTATTCATGGATACATTGGCTGAAGGAAGATTCGAAGATACAAATAAAATGTTTGAGCGTCCTACAGAATTTGATGTATCATTTATTAGTCACAACTTAGATTCAAATGACAAGGCATCACATGTTATTGAAAAGTTTGGTCTTCATGATTGGTCTAAGCCAACAACATTAATGCTTGGCAGATATCAGCCATGGCATGAAGGACATCATGCGTTATATAAAGAAGCGGGAAAGAGAACAGATCAAGTTCTTCTTGGAGTCCGTAATACATATAAGACAAGCGAGAAAGATCCACTGACATTTGATGAGGTTAAGGGATATATTGCTAAAGATGAATTTATGGATGACGCATTAGTATTGAGATTGCCAAATATTACTAATATTGTTTATGGGCGGGATGTAGGATATAAGATTGAACAAGTAGATTTGGGGGCAGAGATTCATGCTATATCGGCTACGCAAAAACGTAAAGAAATGGGTATCTAATCTTATAGATAAGTTGGGCACAAAAAATATGGAGTGGCCTTCATGAATGTAACAAAACGAAGATCTGCTTTAAAAGCTTTAACCTGGCGTATAATTGGCACAGCCGATACATTCTTCATTTCTTGGCTTATAACAAAGGAACCAGTAACCGCAGGGGCAATTGCAAGTTTTGAAGTGTTAACAAAAACCATATTATATTATTTCCATGAGCGTGGATGGAACAAAATACGTTGGGGTAGGGTATAATAAATATATGTCGTATCAATTAAAGGTAATGCAGGATCATCCTATTGGCTTCTGGCCTCTAGATGAGACTTCTGGAACTACCGCCGCAGATATTTCTGGGTGTGGTAATAATGGCACATATACTGGATCATTAACAACAAACCTATTACCTTTAATTCCTGGCGGAGTATCTGCATCAAAGATTACAACAACGCAATACCTAGTCCTTACAGTTTCAAAAGATTACTATGGATCAACAGCAAGCGGCGGGTTAGCAGACAGTGACACATCAGATAACGACTTCTCTTTAGAAGTATGGATGCACCCAAGATTTACAACAAATAACCTGACACCTATTTTGGCGGATGCGACAGAAGGAATTGGAATCTTCTGGGATAAAGGCAATATTGTATTTAAACTAGATTTTATCGATATGCTCTTAGCCCTGAAAAAATTAAAAATCATTATAATGAAATCATTCCGCTTCCAGCAATTCAAATTGCATATCCTGAGCAGGGCGAGTTATTTGAATTCTATGACAACACATTAAGCAAGCAATATTATTATTCATACCCAGGAAATAAGCCTTGGTCGTATTTTTTATCAGATGAAATTTATTACAATAAGAACGATGACTCAATTGAAATAGCAAAGTCTACAGGCTCTAAGACGGTCGTTCTAGAGGACTTCCTCACAATACCCCTAGGATTCAATCTAGACTCGTCTAAGATAGAGTGGGAGGGCGATAACGGGGTCTCTATACAAACCAGTCTAGATGGAACAACCTATACTTCTTGCACAAATGGCGGGGTAATTCCAGGATATAAAATATCTGGCTTTAGTTCAGATAGAAATCTTTATTTAAAAATAACTCTAACAACAACAGATTCTAGTAAGTATCTACCAAAACTATCAAACTTGCTCCTAACATTTTATAATGATCTTAAATTTTATTCAGCCACATCTGGAAGCTATATGTCCACTCTTGAAGGATTTGCAGACGTCTCAGTATATGATATTACTATGGGCAATTCTAATTACCCCGTTCTTTTAAGAGATTCTAGAAATGGTTTAAAGGTAGCAGGAGATTCAGGATTCCATATTAACACTAATAGTTTAATTAAAACTATGGAGTTTTTCTATACCCCAGATGCTCTCACGGCTGGAAGACTTGCCTCAACATCATCAAATGGCGGAGCAGCATCAAACTTTTCATGGAATTCAAGCGGTGTTATAAGCAAGACCAACGTATCAGCAATATATGTAAATGGAGTCAGTAAGACAACTGAAACTAGCATATCTAATATATTCCAGGTTGGGGAATTACACCACGTTGTAATTGTTTATTCTTCAGCCATTAGCGGAATAATTACATTTAATCATACGCTTTCAGGAAGTCCCGCAGCCCTTTATCAGAATGTTACCCTATATCCAGGTCAGTTTAGCTCAACAAATGCTGCTGATCACTATAACCTATATGTCGAAAAGCCATCAGTCATAGCAGATGATTCGTCATTCTCTGTGACAGAAGATGCCGTTTCTATATATGATAATGACTGGCTTGTAATTAAAAACATATAATTTTGTCAATTTGCGTGACAAAAAGCTGGACTTAGGTTATTGGAAGTGGTAAAATAAAGTTCTATGGATATCAAGAGAACCAATTACCAGATCAATGATGAGGAATCGACCCTTGGAATTTATGTGTGGGAGATGCCAGACGGTCGTTGGGTAGGCGATGACGACGGTAACTTTTTATCCATTACGTCAAAGAAGAACAACAAAAGCAGAATCGATTTATTGGCGGACGCAGTAAGAAATTTTGGTATAACAGACGGACAGCCAAAATTTTTATCAGGTCGTAGAAAGATTGATGACGAAGAGTTTGAGTATCAGCAACAGAGATTAAAATGGGGCCTCACACCAGATCCGCTAGACATTGGCGCATACAAAGATGAAATGAAGAAATTAAGCGGGAGACCATAATGGAACACGTAGAAGACCATGAAGTAGAATCAGATATTAGAGTAACAAATTCATCAGACCTTTGGATTCCAAATGTTCCTGTAACAAAGTCAGTAGATGAGTTTAACGTAGAGAATGAAGACATCCTTAAGATTCATGGAATGGGAACATCTTTCCGCCGTAAGGTATCAAGAGAAATTCAAAAGCGTTTCGTAGGTATTGATGGAGCACAAACACAACAGAATTTATTGCAGCAGGCTATCACTGGCTATGCAATGTTCGATCTTGTTCAGCCAACATACAACCTAGAATATCTTTCACGCATTTACGAAATCTCACCATACAACTATGCAGCAATTAACGCTAAGGTTTCAAATATTGTAGGTCTAGGCTTTGACTTTGTTGAGACACGCAAAACAAATGAAGCAATTGACGCAATTAACAGCGATGCACAATTAGAGAGAGCACGTAAGAAGCTAAACAGATTACGTCAAGATCTGCATGACTGGCTTGAAGATTGCAACGAAGAAGAAACATTTAAAGAGACATTAATTAAGTTCTACACTGATGTAGAGGCAACTGGAAACGGATACCTTGAAATTGGAAGAACGTCTGCTGGAAAGATTGGTTACATTGGGCATATTCCAGCAAAGACTATGCGTGTGCGTAGACTACGTGATGGCTTTATTCAATTGCTATATGGTAAGGCTGTATTCTTCCGTAACTTCGGAGATCAAGAAACCGAGAACCCAATTTCAGGCGGTCTAGATCGTCCAAATGAAATTATTCATTTTAAGAAGTATACTCCAATGAATAACTATTATGGTATTCCAGATATTGTCGCAGCACAAAATGCGATGGCAGGAAACGAGTTTGCTGGAAAGTATAACCTTGACTACTTTGAAAATAAGGCGGTCCCAAGATATATTATTACAGTTAAG